TAGTGTGGGTAGAGTGTTGTTGAGTAGTTTGGTTTTGCGTTCGGGTACGTGTAGGGTTTTGAACGGAAAATGTTCTGTTTTCCAGTTGGTTCTTACTTCTACTTCAGCGTAGCCTACCAGTGTGTTGTCTTTATAGATACATAGGTCTACGGCGTATTGGTCTGGGTTGTCTACTGCTGTAAGGTGGGGATGGTTGTCGTGGACGTATTTCTTGACGATCTCCCGGCCCTCTGCATCATAGGTGTCGTGTAACTGCTTATCGAATTGCTTGTAAGCGGTTTCGGTCATTTGGGGGTATCCTCCATCCAAATAATACGGTTACCTGACCCTTCTAGGAAGTAGTGGTCGTGTTTGATTACTGGGGATACACCGATCATGGCGTATGTTCCTTCGTATGTGGCTATTCTGCGGCCTTCTAGTTGTCCTAGTAAACCTAAGTTGTGGTTCTCTTTGATCACTTTTTCAGTGATTTTTTCAACAACTTTCACATACTTTTCTGAAGTGTCTATATACCAGTATTCTGTTCCTGCGGTGAATTCGTAAATCATTTCCAAAACCTCAACTTGCTTAACATCACTGTGCGTATACGGTAGGGGATAACTTCGCTGTTCGTGCTGTTAGAGGGATGTGTTTTATTCTTGAAAATCTTCTTGTCGATGTGATAGAAAACGGCGGCACCTACAAGGTTTGCGATGATAGTTTGCAATACTGCGCCACCGGGGATGAAAACAATACATAATGCTAAGATAGGTGTGGACAACTGCCATCGAAAAGAGTACTTTAAGAAGCGTTTCATAGGTCACTTATCAGTATTTTCTAGCCCGTTTACCATATTTAACAGGTCTAACAAGCCGTCCTGAACGTATGATGCTTCAACAATGCTCTTCCGTGACACATTCTGAAGCATACCCTCAATCTGTGTGATCATTGCGTCAACCTGTGTGTACGTAACATCGGTTTCGGTCATATGGTAGTAGCCTCCAAACTTTCTGCTGTTATTAGGGGTCGTATGTCTTGCGATAGGCCACCGTACCATAATATTGACTGGTGTAGGGCGGCTATTCTTTCTTCGTATCCTGCTAGTTCGTCACGGATTTGACGTAACAGTTCAGGTAAAGCAACTACATTTACTTTGCCTGTTTCTGCGAATTCTAACAGCACTTCTATTGTTTCTGCTAATGTTTCCTCATGCATGTTCATCACACAACGTCACATACCAGTTGTTTACGCATATTAGCCTTTCCCCATCCACCACATTAAAAATGCGATAGAGGGTATTGCTAAAATGGCGATAACGTCACCGACGCCCATTGTGATAGCCTTTAACCTTCCGGTCCGGCTTATGTGTCTCCCAGCGCCGCCTAACAACGGTAACATTTGGGGACGATATGGCAGTCACTGACTCATAGTCCGCTTCAGTGATAGGCTCATACTTAGAAGCGTCAATTGTATATCCCTCAAAAGGGTCTTTTCCGACGAGTAGGCGCTCCCATAGTTTAAGTAGTCTATTCACGTATATCATCCTCCTTTGAGTGTGCGATTACTAATAGTATTCTACCATAGATGCGTTGTGAGTACAACGCTTAAGAGCCGGATGTCAGAATCGAACTGACGACAACCGCATTAAATTGTTGTATAATAATAGTTGGAGCCTCCGCTGAGAGTCGAACTCAAATCTCTTCATTACAAGTGAAGTGTAATAGCCATTATACTACAAAGGCAGGAACGGGAAAATGAATCATTGTCTTACATGTAACGCCGAAACAACGAATCCTAAATATTGTAACACATCGTGTGCGGCCAAGTCAAATAACAAGGGTGTACGGCGAAACGGTAAACCTCCAAAACCGTGTAAGCGCTGTGGAGCGGTGCTAAGTCGTAACAGTGAACAATATTGCAGCACAAAGTGCTTCCAATATAGTCAACTTGAGAAAAGGATTGAATCAGGGTCCTTCTCTAGCACAACTGCTAAAAAATGGTTAATTAAAGAGCATGGATCAACATGCTCTGTCTGCGGTCAAGGTGAGTGGATGGGTCAGAATATGCCCATCGAAATCGACCACATTGACGGTAACTCCGAAAATAATGACTTAACAAACCTCAGACTGATGTGCCCAAACTGCCACGCACAGACACCAACCTATAAATCCCGAAACACAGGCAACGGCAGGCACTACCGGCGAGAAAGATATCTACAAGGTAAAAGTTATTAATCCGGCGAAGTACCCCCGGCAGGATTTGAACCTGCGACCTAGAGATTAGAAGGCTCTTGCGCTATCCAGACTGCGCCACGGAGGCTTGGCGGAGAGGGTGGGATTCGAACCCACGGAGGCTTGCACCTCGCTTGTTTTCAAGACAAGTTCCTTATAGCCAGACTTGGATACCTCTCCAATGATTAAAGGTTACTCCCAGTCACCGTCCGTGTTCAACAGCCACGACATCAAAATAATGATCCCGACCGCACAACCAATTCCAAAAGCAATGTATAAGTTCATGGCCACATACTATCACACAATACATGGACATGTCAAGATGATGGTCACTTAATCTCAGGCGATCCAGACACTTTCACAGCAGGCGCATTTGAGTCCTGACCAGACTCCTTATCTTTAACTTCCTGCGGGCGTTCTACTTCTTTGCTAAACATTAAGATAGGGGGACGATCACCCATCATTTCAACAGGTAAGTCGTCCCACAAATCTGGCATGTCAGCCCTCTTTCGTCTCCACAGATAGATAAGTACCAAGTTCTTTCTCTAGCATATCAAGCGGGCGAGCCCCAACCATGCTAGTCTCGGACTTTCCATCAACAAAAACCATCATCGTAGGAATGCTATTAATATCGAAACGCTCCATCAACAAGGGGGCCTTGTCTGCCTCAACCTTGATAACTTGCATCTCATCAGCATACTTTGCTGCAAACTCGTCAAGAATTGGTGCCTGCATCTTACACGGACCGCACCAGTCGGCCCAAAAGTCCACCAGTACCGGCTTAGCCGACGTAGACACAATATGCTCAAACTGCTTCTCATCAACAGGTACAGCGTACCCGCCTGTAAGGACAACTCTCTTCATGGGTTCATCGTTTCGTTTCATACTAGTATCTTAGCACATAAACAAGGGTAGAGCAATTGCATTTTGCGAGCCGTTTTACTAAAATATGCTTATGTTAGTACGAGATAACTTTCTTAGCGATCCAGAGATGATTGCCGCCATCAAAGCCGACGATACATTCTTCCCGCCAGTAATGGAAACATTTGAAGACCGTGGAAGTCTAGGCGACCTTCAGGGGCAACAGTACCACAGCGAGGAAGCATCGTGCTACGCCCCCTACATGTTTTGGGATGGGTGGTGGAACTCTCCTGCCAACACGTTAAAGAAACAGGTGATCCAACAAATTTGGCAATGCCCCGAAAGTAGAGACTTCGATTTGGGCGACATTGTAGGCTTCGAATATTGGACACGCACCTTTGTGCCGCCACAATACTTACCACATCATGTGGACGAGGACACGTTCCAGTACGCTTTAGATAAAACTTTTAATGCCCCTATTAGCGGATGCATATGGTATGGGTTCTCTGAAGCACCAGATGGTGGGATGCTTGAAATACATAAGCCAACAATTGAGGGTTCCCCGTGGCAGGTTTTAGACAATGGGCAGATCGAAGCATATCTTAGCGGGCCAGAGGATCGTGAAAGAATAGCGTACAAACCCAACCGGCTAATCGTATTCGACGCAGGGCGTAGAATGCACGAAACTACCCCATTAATAAACGGTAAGCGTCAGATCATGGTAGTGAATGTCTGGCACAAAGACAGCCCGCCCATGGCGCTACAGACAGGTGAGTTTTTCTATGAATGAAATACAGGCAGAACACATAGGCTTAGGTGTTTTACGCTTCCCATCAGCAGCCACTGTTAATTCAGAAATGCTGGATATAATCGACACACTCCGAACTGAAGCCCTTAAATCGCACTACACCTATGTATACGACGAAAATGGAGACATTCTTCATGCAACCAACCTGAGTGGGCACCGGTTTACCCCAGAGGAAATAGACAGTAACTGTGTCCGAATAAACAACTTTAACGACTTGCATGAACAGCATCAAAAAGATTACTTTGCTAATCTAGAAAATGAACTCTACGCTGCCCTAATAAATTATGCAAACAACTTCCCTATGGCTTTACCGTGCCTCTGGTGGAAAACTAAAGGCCACGTCCTCTCATACTCCGATGGAGCATCACTAGGGTTGCACGCAGATAACGACATAAATTACAAGCCTAATTTTGAGCCAGACTACCAACTAGGAACAAAGCACGTACTGGCCGCAATCGCCTACCTTAACGACGACTACGAAGGTGGCGAAATAGAATTCCCGTATCTAGGAATCAAGTATGCCCCAAAAGCCGGAGACATTTTAATGTTTCCAGCAAACTTTATATACGCTCACGAAGTAAACAAAATAACTAAAGGCACTCGGTACGCATATCTAGGTTACTTTGGTCAAGGTTCTTCAGACCCTGAACACGGAGTAACAATAATTGAAGACAGCCCCAATATCTACAGCGGGCAAGTATGGATGAACGACCTATTCATCGACTACTCACAGTTCTTGGATGACAACGGTATAGAGAACGACCACAACAGAATACCGCTACAACGTGCGTTCCACTCGTCTGGTACCAGAAAGGAAATCAGAAATGCAGAAAATGCCGCTAGTTAATATCCCATACTTCTTGGGTCTTATTGATGGGATTGACAATGAACTTATAGCCGAACAAATCACAAAGTTCGGTAAGCCAGCAGGAAACGGCAGTCACCCCCTAGACGATCAAGCAGTAAACGACGGTGACATACTCTTGCCAGATTCACCAGAAATAAACCAATTACTACTACAGTTAACACGACTCGCACAACACGCATCAGAAAACCAAGAACTAACCCTCAAATCACAATGGGCGGTTAGTCTTAAAGAAGGAAGAAGTGTAGGCCCCCACTCGCATCACGCAAACTATCACATGTACCCCGAAGACTACTGGTCGGCGGTATACTACCCTGTCGCAGACGAGTCATCAGCACCGCTTATTCTGTCTGCAACTTGGTGTAACGTGGTAAACAGGCAGGCCCGGATACAGCCACAAACCGGCATGTATGTTATCTTCCCTTCCTACATACAGCAATGGACTAGCCGACAAGCCTCATCGGAGCCTAGACTGGAAATCGGCGCAAACTTTGATCCCGCAGAGCCTAACACAGAACCAAACGTAGACTTCTCAATCTACGACCGGCGTCCCCCCATCGACACTGCCTGACTATCATTGATTAAGTTCGGCATCCAAATGCGATGCCCCTCTTGCCCAACAGTCTCGTTGTTGGCGATGTCAACACCGTAACACGCCACGCTCAGATAGGCTACACGCCTGCCAGAAGTTACCGGAAACACTTCGTGCCGCCCAACATAGTTAGTTGGGTACACGGCCACTGAGCCAGCCTCTGGAGCAAAAGCGTACTCCGCATGAGGGAAATTCAGTTCGCCTCCAGTATAGTCTTCGCCGCAAGTGTTTAGATAAAGATTTATGCTAATGTTGTTATACATAGAAACCTGATTAGGGGGTGTCTCCCCCCACTCAAACGGAATCTGGTCATCACAGTGGGGGCCAATGTTCTGACCGGGGTCATAAACTGCGATATGACCTTGCGGTCTCCACCACGCCGTAGTAGCAGCATCAGGAAAAATAGAACAGTAAGTTACAAGAGCATCATAAATTGCTTTGTCACAAGAATCAACAAAATCTAAAAACTTCTGCGGTGTTTCATCACTACGGGTCTGCCCACGCACATCAAGAAACCTCTGCGGAGCCATATGAATCTCTTCAATACTAAACTTGAAACCAGTCTGATTTACAGCATGGTCCTCCTTAATGTTGAAAGTCTCTTCGGGCTCGCCCGTCAACCAAGCACAATACTCAGTAAAAATAGACTTATCAAACTCAAGAGCGTCTCTACAAATAACGACGCCCATACCTACATGCTCTGCAGAAATCATCATCCCTCCGAATTAATTAATGTAACTCTATACTGCTCTGAACTTTTATCGAAACCGGCCTCTTCTAAGTAAGCCCTGTAATCCTCCCGTAGCGTGGGCATCCACACATTCGTGCTATTCTCCGCCCCCTCGGGATTTAGAAGTGGGTCACAAACGTCTTCCCTAACCTCAGAGTTTGGGGTACCCTGAGAGTACCACCCAAGATACGAGAGCCTTCTACCCTTCCCTACCGGTAACACTTCGTGTCCTGCGACAAAGTTAGACGGGAAGAACAAGATAGAGCCACGCTCCGGCGTGATAGTGCCAACATCTTTCAAATAATTGAAGTTGTGTAGACCTTGTGTAAAGTTTCGGCCATTCAAATCATCAGCGTCAACTGAAGAATTTAGATAGGTTACAGTAGAGACAACACTTCGTAAAGCAAGTTCCTGCGGGGTTCGGTGAACTCCGTAAATGTACTCTGCGCTAATGTCTGAATGCGAACCAAGATAGACCCCATCACCATATGAAACTACATGGCCCTTAACCTTCCACCATACGCAGTTGTACGCTAGAGGGTATCGTGTAAAGTACTTTAGTAAGCAGCGGTCTTTTGCCGCCTCTAGTTCTTTAAGTAGATTCCTGACCTCATCGCTGGGGTTTAAATGCAATGAGGAGCCCCTTCTAGGCATAGACATATAGGTGTCTAAACCAAAAATGTAGCCGCTTCTATTCTCGTAAGCAACCTCACCAGTCTCCGGATCGACAGTCTCTGTGTACATTTCTGAGAACTCTTCATCGACCAAATTAGATACAGTGTCATAAACTTTATCCCAATCACAAGAGATAGCGTTTCTAAACAACACCACCCCGTTGCCTAGGTCCTCCGGTTCAGCATCGTTGTGTGATATAAACATGTGTCTATTCTACTTGTAAAGATATGATGTGTCAATCTCTGGATGGCTACAAAAATAACCTAAGAACTGACGTTCATCACGTTTAAACCCACCGCTAACAGCGTGAGACATTACAAACAAGTCACTAACAAGCAGGTCACCGTTCTGCCAACTCCACACAAGTTGATTGTATGGATTCAAAACTATTTCAGTCTCAACTACGTCAACACACTTAACGAAGAAATTAGTTTCATCGTTTGAGGGCTTACCACCATTAAACGATATCAAATCTACGTCGCTTTGACATATCCTAACAACATCGGCGTTTTTAAATGGGTGTTTAACTATAGCATCTCTAGCAACTTTAGTTGTGACGTTTCCCTTGTTATCAACTACAACTTTACTACCTATCACACACTTTCTCAAAAAGTCAACAACTTCAGATGAGAGTGTGTCTATAATTTTAGAGTTATCTGTGAAATATGTTTTTCCTACATCTGCGGAGCAGGAGAACTTCTGCATGTTCCAAAATCCTGCAACAGTAGAATTTTCCAAAGACGAATGAACATGCTCTAAATGCCAGTTAACCGCAAAATTATTCGGAGTGTGCTCACCGTAGCAAAAGGTATGCGAATGATCCTCGCTGTACCGCCGCAGAACAGAACGATCAAAATCGTCTGAACGGGGAGTCCACCCAACATAATCGCCAATCGCTAAAATTATGTCTATCTGCTCTTCCTCAGAAGCGAACAATCCACGAAAACCGTAGACGCCTTCTTCTAGAAACTTTTCAGCAAAATACTTGGAGTCCCGAATTATGTCACTAAACGAACACTCAACAACGTCAATCATGACTCAATTGGTACAGGGTCCGTCCCACAGTTAGCATTTTCGTCCAAAACCTCTGCCTCATGAGTTGAACCATACTGGGCAACACATCGACCCTGATAGACAGGGTTAATGCCTTGATTCTGCTCAGCGCCTGTACTAATGCGGGAATACTCAGACTTACAATACTTCTCGTAATCGTCATAAATGTTGTTCATCCACATCGCTGGGCACCACTGGTAACTATCCTCAGGCTCAACAATATTAATGTTTGCGTCCATGTGCGGAGAGCCCTGACCAAAGAAAGACAAGTAACTATATCGTACACCCGAATTCATACGGCTAACCTGATGTGAAGCCATATAGTTCGTGGGGAAGAAAACGATGTCGCCCTTCTGGGGCTTGTAGTCGATGCCCAAATGGAAAAACTCTAAATGTCCGCCAGTGAAATTTGTACCATCTAACTCGTCGTCTGTGTCAACAGAGTCATTAAGATAAACTAAACATCCACATGTCTGTCTCGCCGCCATCTGACCCCGAGGCATATAACGCACACCTTCAGTCACCTTATAGTTAGTGTCGTTATCACAGTGCGCTCCCAAAATACCTTCATCTTCGTAGCGAAGAATATGGCCACGGTTCTTCCACCAAACACAACCCACCATGAGAGGGAAGTAGTCAATGTATCGGAGCAAAGCCTTGTAGATAACGTCTTCCATATCATGAAAGAATTTTCTTGGAACTTCGGGGGTATCCTCAATAACCGGATGAAGTAGTCGCACAGGAGTAGAAGGAATGTCCTCTGGCCGATACCTAAAGCCGTCCTCATTAATACCGTACTTTTCACCATCTTCACCAACTATATATTCCCACCTGTTTTGGTGTGAAACTACAGACTTCTCATCAATGTATTTAAATACTTCGGTAGGATCGGCAGTTAAAGCGCCACGAAAAACTAGGACACCTCCACCTAAATCCTCAACGTCGAAATCAGCAATTTCCTTAATAGCGGCGTCATCAATAAGAGGGGTGTCCGGGTGCGGATCACCACTCCGCTCCGGAGGAGTGTTAAAATCAGTCATGTTTACTTCTTTACTAGAATGTGGAACCCGAGAGCGTGCGGGATGTGGTAAGACGTAATATCGTCTCGCTCATGAATCTGCTCGTAAAAATCAAACAAAGGTTCAATATAATATTTGTCTGAATACAAACGCATATTTTCATTAGAAGGTGCCGTATAAATAACACCACCCGACCTTGTTAGATCAATAACCTTATCCAAAAGAGGAGGATTGATGAGCGTGTCCACCGTGTGGATATGCACAAAATCAAACTGCGCCCCATCTAGATTCTCTAACTCTTCTATGTCAACAACGTTGTAATCTCCCTCCCACGGGAACTCTGGGCGTGTCAAAACGTGTCTCTCAAAAATATCAAGACATTCATTATTAACAAACGTCATGTTGCAGCCCTTACGTTGCATATCAGCAGCAAAATCAAAGTTTCTGTCAGGAGTCAACATTAACACGTCAGTAGGCTTAGCGATATCAGCAGACATCTGTGAATAGAGGCCAGTGCAAATGAAAACCGTTTCTTTCCATCCAGCCACTGCACCAGAAACCAAATCCCACGTATGCAAATAAAAATCACTGCCAACCGCAATAGCCCGACGATCAAGACCTAAAGATGCCCACTCCGCCCGCAACGTTTTAGCCACATCGTCATGGAACGAGAAGAAGTCGTAGTCTAATTCACGGGAAGAGTTTTGAGAAAACTCGTAAGTCAGTGCGTTCGCAATTAAAAATTTGCTACCAAGAATCTTATCCATTAACTCTACCCTTCGCTAACTGCCAGCGATGCCACAACCTACGGCTATTCATCATCACAAGAATATTTATCTCCTTCAAAGCATCATTAGAGGCGACTGAAGTCCCTTCCAACCGCTTAAACGGAAAGTTACCCTTTAGCGCATCCACGATGCTATCAAACGTGGACGAATTAATATCTGAAGTGTCCATGCCTAGAACATACATAATTGACACTATTTCTCGCTCAATATATGCCAAGTCTTTACTGGCATCATACGTCGGTGTGTTTCTGTTACCAACTCTACTCATTGTGCTAAATCATCCCAGTCTTCCTCGGGAAAAGGAATAGGTGTATTGCGGGCGTTAGTCTCACTGGTAATCAGTTCACACAGGTATCCCTCTCCTGAAGGAAAGTTCCAAGCAGGAATAGAATAATCAAAACGCACGGGCTGCTCCTTGACCGACGATGTGTCAGCGGGATCAGGACCGTCATCGGGCTGACCAAAAGCATTAACGTCAACTCCCGCATCCACGGCTTCGTCTTGAATTGTGCGATCAGTTATATTGTAGTTCTTCATGCCTCAAGAGCCTCTAAATTCGTCACCATCTTTACCAGCGTCGTATAAGCCGGATAGTCTGGATCGGCATTAGAAACTGGAATCTCATATGCAGAAGTAAGCGTAGCAGTATCAACATTTAGCATCATCGCTAACGACACAATGTTTTGATTGAGAAAGTCGATTGCCTTCTCTTTGGCCTTCTGCCGCTGTTCTTCTGAAATTGTTACAGCCATTCTTTCCTCACAGTCTATATATTTCTAGTTTCATACTATTATATGATACACAAGCACGATACAGTTGTGCAAGTCTTGGACGAGGCTCCTCCATCAGATTATTTTCTGTCGCCCACAACCTAAACGACAGCGGCATATCTGGTTCTTCTTCAGAAAGAACACACGAACCCGTCTTGAAATATTGTGCTATTTGTTGATCTGGCAGTTGCATCAAGTCCCTCACAACAGGGTCAGATTCAGCATTATCTACATTAAGCCCAAAATGACTTAGAAGCGTATCAGCGGCCTCTGCGGCGGGCTCAACACTACCAGTATGTATCTTCGCCCACTGCCACTCTAACATCAATTTAAAGAACTCATGTAACGTAGCAGAACCAAAGTACGGATGTATCATCGACGTACGCCTTAACAAACCATCACCCTTCTCGTCCACTTGGGTATAGATAATGTACCCCACATCGGGATCGTGGAACAACGTCAAATGCTTCTGAATCATACTCAAAAAGTCATTGATGTGGTCTAATACGATTGTACGGTAATCCTCACGCCCGTACAACTCGTCCATGGTTCTAGGTAGATGTGTCTCTGTCGAAGAACACAAAGGGTACATCCAGTGATCGGTGTGATTTTCCTTAGGGCAAGATGCCCAAAGCCTATAAATTTTATTGAAACGATTAACAGCGCCCACCTCTACAGGGCGCATCATTGGAGTGATAATGTCGATTAAATCTTGCAAATCCTCATAATCGTTTGGATCATAGCCTGCCTCAGTTATCATCAAGTCTAGCCTAGGCTTAATCTCATTCATTTTTTCTTGCAAAGACGCTTTGCGGATATTGTTTGAAAGTCGCATAACTATCCTTTCGCTATGATACTATTCTACCATACTCAGTAGTCCAGTACCTCGTCAATGCACTCCCTAATAGTCCAACTCTCACCAGTCGTCAACGGAACATCATCAAGAGGATCGCTTTGCCAATTAAATCTGGTAATCATCTGACCGTTCCTACCTACAATAAACTTTTCCCAACTATGGGGAATTCTCGCAACAGCCCCACCTGACTTGTTCCATCCCTCCTGTGCCGCATCGGAGGTATCTGCAGGCGAAGCGGCCTTAACCCTGACAACGTTACCCAGCAAAGCAGAATAAACTAGGCTACCATCTCTACCGTTTACATCAATCTTTTCGGATAAAGGGAACCGTACAAACGGGTAGACTTGCTTCATCCACGCAGAAATCTCATGATTATCTGACGGTTCCATCTGCCCGAACTGGTTGCACGGGAAACCCACCACACTAAACCCTCGGTCCTTAAACTCGTCATGAACCTGCTGTAGTTGCCAAAACTGCCGCACTGTTCTAGCATACGACCAAAAAGTGCTACACTGCGGTGTGTAACCCAACTTGGAAACAGTGTTGACAACTAAGGTCACCTTACCATCGAACTGTTGCATGAAATCAGGCTCACCGTCCAACGAATTCATTTGAATGTCATAAACGCTCATTGCTTACTCCAAGGATCACTGCCATCTGAAACCTCCCCATAAATTGGGCAAGTCAACATTGACTTTCCAGAAAAAGAATCAATAATATCGACAACTCCGCCCAACACCCCATTGTCTACCTTGCTACACACAATCTTAACAATACACTCAAACGGTGTATTAGTAGTGCCAAGCATTATGATGTTATTTTCAGAAACAGCAGACTCTTCAAAATCTAGTTTACCCTTAAACATATGGGCACTACCGTTATCACCATCAGGAAGATGTAAAAGAAACTTCTCGCTGCCTAGGGGCGTGTGAACTGTCATTGAGTATACCAATTTGGAACCTCCGGTATTTCGGGGTCTTGAAGATCAACGAGTCCGTCATGGCGAGGACCAATACGGTTATTGTCTGCATCCAAGCCCGTGCGGATACCATTCATCCATGTCCACGGCTCGTCTTGCATCTTCTGCATCTTTGCTTTGTTGTACTTCATTCGACTGTCAATCAAATCTGGCTTATCCCACAGATTCTCTACAGTACACTCCATGTTAGGCATCAGGTTAGAATCAAAAACAAAAAAGAAAGCAAACGGCATACCCTTAGGGAACACAACTTCTTTGCCAACTTCCGTGATCTTCCAAGCCATCTGCACCTCGTCAGGCCACCAGTCACTAGGAATGATGGCTGACAGAGGAGTAGCGCCCTCAACAAAATAGTTAGGAGGTCCTGTCACCCACGTGTGGTGACCTTCTTCGGTATTAAACGCCCAGCCCAACTGGAAGTCAACCATACCAATCTTGTTGCAGTTAGCCACCATTCTATGATCGTGTTCTCCACCCTCAATCAAAGTAGGGACATTCATTCCGCCATCCCACTTCACAACAACATCGCACGGCAACAGAATTTCCCACCCATTCACGTTAGCCATGCTTACTGGCAAACATCTGTAGGCGTGCTTGTTATAAGTGTCGTCCATCCAATCACGCCGCAGACTAGCCTGCTGAACGTGCGGAGACGCTTGGTGTGTACGTACCAGTGTTAACTTACTCATCGTGTCATCTGGTAGGTGTACGTGTTGTTTCCGGACTTCTGCTGTGCTTCCCAACTAGCAACAGCATACTTGTGAATCTCTTCGTGGACGATCTGGCGAAGTTGTTCTTCGCCCATACCTGCGATAACTTCAACCTTGCCGCCTTCAGGGAACGTAGGCTTAGCAGGCTGTTCGTTAGTCTGACCAAAATCACGAGAGAACCCGCCATGCTTATGGGCATCATCATTATAGTCAAACATTGTGACGGCAGAATACTTAACACCAGAAGTAACTGGTAGAGAAGCGTGAGCAAAAAGGTATGTGGATGGGAAGAACACAGAGTCACCTGCTTCTGGCTTGTATGAAATGTCAAGCAGAGGGAAGTGGAGTTCGCCACCTTCGTAGTCATCGTTCAGATACATAACGTTAGACACAGTGCAAATGTAAGAAAATCCGTGGTCAGTGTGAACACCGAAGTGCTCATTAACACCATACCGCACAAAGTTGATCGCCTCCATGTACTGCATGTTGATGTTGTACATGCTCTGATAATGTCGCAGTCCGTCGTTAATTCTAGACGAAACATCTGTGTAGATGCCGTTGATTTCTGAGAACTCCGCAGGGGTGTTAGCCATGTACTCTTCAGCCATCTTAAAGTCAACACAATCACGATACTCTGGCATCTTAACGCCCTCGCCTACGAGAGAGTCGTGCCACTTGAAGTATTCGTGCTCACTGTTATCTAAAGCAGAGTGTAACCTATCTGGAACATAGGTAACGCCGTCAAGACAATTCTTGTACACCACGATACCCAAGATAGGGTCTCCAATGTACTCGTAGTCGAACTTTGGCTCTATGTTGGTTTTTCCGTATCCCATGCGTCTATAATATCAAACATACCGTGTGGAGTCAAATCTTTCTAGGACATGCCAAAACGTTGTGATGTTCAGGCGCTCTCCCGAGTTAACTCTAGAAACTTGATGCAAATACTTCTCGCTGGTAGGGAAAGTGACTAGCGTCCCTGCCTTTGGGTAAAAAAATAAATCTTGGTTTGGAAGAAAAAGATCACCGCCCGTGAAATCCTCACCATAGTTACTGAAATAAACCAGTGTCGATATATCTCTAGATGGGTAGCCCGCATATGTTGAAAGATTCATAGACTTTTCTTGGTAACTGTCGGCGTGCAGAGACAAATCCCACCCCTCTAAAGCGCAAACGACTGACGCTAATTCCTCTACACCAACTTTGCACGAATAATAGTCTTCGATAAAATCTTTAATTCTAATATTTAAATCTTCCATAAGCGGGAAAAGTACTTCACTTTCTCCCGTCTGGACGTACCTGTCATAGGCGTGGCCTTCAACATCGTATCTCTCCAACATGCTGAGTTCAGAAATAAAGGTATCTAGAGCCGCACTGTCAATAAAGTTTGGGTAAACTACTACACCATCGTACTCTTTAATCATTGCCAGTCTCTCGCAAATTCTCAACTACTGTATAAAACGAAGGAGTAGTCCACCTTTCCCCACTGGTAATAGGGCGAACACCGTGTAAATAGTTTCTATCACCCACGAACATCACGGCCAACCCCGGCTTCGGAGTAATCTCAATGTTGTGCTGTGGGAAGTACAGGCTTCCGCCAGTAAAATCGTCGTTGTAGTAAAGCAGTGAGTTTAAGTCGTAGGTTGGAAATGGATTAGGACTACCATCGTTCAACTCTTTATCAGCGTGGGGTTGTTGCTCAATGCCTTCAAACCAACGCATCAGGACCGGGGCACGGCTGTATACCTTTACGTTGAAAAACTTTTCAACTTCAGCAGCCATCTTCCCAATGTACTTCTCAATTATATTGTAAACTTCAGGATTTTTGCGATCAATAATTGGGCCGCTACACATCCGGTCGTTCCAATACGAAGCGTCATAAATGCAGACACCGTTGTCGTCGTACTCTGTCTCTTTTCCGTTTTCCCACTCATCAATCGTAGGTAGAAACTCTTGAACCTTAAGTAAATCCTCAGGATCAATGAAGTTTTCGAATACGACAATGTTCTCGGCGCTGTCACCGTAATAACCTGATGGTATGATTGAAACTTCTTCCATGCCCTTATTCTAGTACCTACCTTACTCTACGTCAACAATCACTTGAATGATGGCGGGAAGTAAGGTGGGAAGAACGGTGGGAAGAACGGAGGGAAGAACGGTGGGAAGAAAGGCGGGAAGAACGGAGGGAACCACGGCGGGAAGTAAGGAGGGAAGTAAGGTGGGAAAAAGGGAGGGAAGAAAGGCGGGAAGAAAGGCGGGAAGAACGGAGGGAAATAGGGAGGGAAAAACGGTGGGAAGAACGGCGGGAAATAAGGCGGGAAGAAAGGCGGGAAGAAAGGCGGGAAATAAGGTGGAAAGAACGGAGGGAAGAACGGAGGGAAATAGGGTGGAGCGACAGGAGTTACCGTAACGCTGTTCGACCAATCTCCAACAATGTGATCGTTCTCTAACCTGCCTCGGATACTATACTCGGTACCGTTAGTCAATGTTAAAGTATCAGATGTTGCAGTAGGGTTATCTGTTGTGACTGACGATACTGTACCGCCACCGCCCGTAGGGATGGCCTCAATCCTGATATAGTTGGAATAGCCACCTTCATCGTAAAAGTCTGAGGTAGCGGCGCCTCCCCCAAAATCACCAATAACATGCGCCGTCCATGAAACAGTAGACGCAGCGTCGTCACCGTTAGTGGCGCTGATAGTATTCATAGTGACAGGCTTGCGGACAACGATTAGGTCAGCAATTTCCATACTATTTTGTGCCCCGTCTTCAGACGTGGTAGTCACCATAAACCTATACGAGCCTCCGGCGTTAACCTGATTTGCTGAAGACGCTCCCGATGCAACAATGTCAAATGTGAAAGATTGCTCTGAACCCTCCGCAACAGCGCCACCCGGACCTGACGCACTATAACCTAAGCCAGATTGGTTTGCGTTTGTTGGTAGGTCAGTATCGTGAGTCCACCCTCTAACATCAGCAGTTGTACCTTTTCCTGCGTAAGACGGTGTGGCGCCAAAAGAAACACTATTACTACTGGTACCTATCACGGGGATAGAGCCTCCAGAAGAAGACGGCGTTGTAGTTACAGAACTTTCAGGTAACTTTCCACCTTGTCCTACATCCTTGTTAACTGCCATAATTGCACGCCTTAGTCGGAAAGGTCACCCACCGCAACCCATGTGTCTGTCGCTCTTTTTATTAGTGTAGCAGAAGACCACTGATCACGCAACTTAAGACCCGGAGTAGCATTAATCGTCACACCCGCACCCGCAGTAATAGTGGTCTGACCGGCCCCAGTCTGCAACACAGTTATTTGCGCACCAACCGGGAACGCAACAGAAGAATTAGGGGGCACAGTCAACGTATTGGCTGAACCATTACTGACTTCAACTAACTTGTCCTTATCCCCTAATACTAGCGTATAACTTCCAGCCTGCGCATTAGTTTTAAGAGTAGAAGACGCAAACTCTCGCTGAGCAGAACCATCACCGACGATAATCTTATCATTCGTGGCATCCCAAGCAATGCGACCTTCTGAAGATGAAGCAGTAGTTGAAAGCAGTGAAACGGCCACTGCCGTGCCTAGCGCTGAAGCAGACAGAACGGAAGTATTGTTGATGTAGAACGCCTTACCTGAGGCAAGGTCTATATGCTCTGAAGATGTCCACGAGTCTGTAGCATCTACCCAGTTGAATGTTTTATCTGTAGTTCCTTTAAGGGTGATTCCTCCACCGTCAGCAGTAGTGTCTGTAGGTGAGCCTACAGAACCCAACTCAATATTTTTATCGTCTACTGAAATGGTGGTAGAATTTACTGTAGTCGTAGTACCATTTACAGTTAGATCACCGCTGACTATGAGGTTATCGTCTACTGTCACGGTTCCACCGGCAGAGTCTATTGTCAAGTTTCCTAGTGATGTGTCAATTTCGTTTGTGCCAGTTATACCTATTTTTAAGTTTCCTGCCGTAACGTTACCAGTCACGTCGCCAGTCACGTCGCCAGTCACGTTACCAGTCAAATCCCCGGTCACATCGCCTGTAACATTACCAGCCACATTTCCTGTTAAGTCACCTGTAACGTCTCCTGTCACGTTACCGGTCACGTTCCCTGTTACATTCCCAGTCACATCGCCAGTGACTCCACCAGTCAAATCTCCTGTAACATTGCCGGTCACGTTACCGGTCAGGTTACCGGTCACGTTTCCTGTTAAATCGCCCGTAAGGTCGAAGGCGGCATTAGATACTGTGGCACCAGAAAGATTAACCGTTCCAGAGAACGTAGACGTTCCGGACGAAGTAATGTTGCCAGTAACATCACCAGTCACGGCACCTACAACGTCTCCTGTCACATTACCAGTCAAATCACCAGTAACATTACCAGTAACATCACCGCTCACATTACCTGTCAAGTTTCCGCTAACATCACCGGTAACGTTGCCAGTCAAGCCTCCAGTAACGTCAGCGTTCAGTGTAGCGTCAGACCCGTCAGTACCGGACTCTAAAATTTTACTGGTACCATTTGAAGCATACACATCTCCGGTCAAATCCCCAACAACGTTGCCAGTAACATTACCTGTAATGTCACCAGTCACATCGCCAACAAGATCGAAAGAAGCGTTAGAGACAGTCGCACCCAAAAAGTTAACCGATCCAGAGAAAGCAGAACTTCCAGATGACGTTATATTGCCTGTCAAGTCGCCGGTCACATCGCCAGTAACATTACCGGTCACATTGCCTGAAACATTACCTGTAACATCACCACTCAAGTCACCAGTGACGTTTCCAGTAACATTTCCGGTTAAATCGCCTGTAACGTCACCGGTAACATTACCGGCCACGTTTCCAGTAACATTACCCGTCAAATCACCAACAACATCACCCGTGACATCGCCTGTCACATTGCCCGTCACATTACCGCTAACGTTGCCCGTCACATCACCAGAAACGTTTCCGGTTAAATCACCTGTAACGTCACCGGTCAAATCGCCAACAAAACCAGTAGAAGTAACAGAAGTCAAACCAGTCAACGACGAATCCATACTAATTGTGTTGCCCGACTTAGACAGATTAGAACCAGCAGTGATAGAACTTACACCAGAAAATTGTGTGTAAACAAAAGCGTCAGTATTGAAGGTGTGTACTTCATTGGTTCCAGTACCTTCAGAAGTTAAAATGAAACCTTGATTAGCGTTAGATGCCCCTCCCAAAATCCAAGCAGCCTGACCAGCGTACACGCTAGTGTCGCTATCCGTAGCACGAGTCAAAACGTATGCTGTGCTAACATCGCCCTGAGTTGTAACACTATAAATACCGTTCTGTACACCAGCAGCCTGATTCTTTACCAGAACACGGTCACCTGTAGTACCATTAACACCATCTACAGAAATACGGCCATTTGAGCCAGCAGTTAACGTGGCACCTACACCTGAGGAGCCGTTATCGTACGTGGGGGTGTTAGCAAGAACGCCTGCTGTCGCTAAATCGACAGCCTCAACCCAATGGACACCTGTCTCAACAGTTGCATCAACATAGTCAGTTGTTGCAATACGGTCAGAAGCGTTACTGACTACGACAGACCAGTATGTTCCGTTCCATTGCCATGTACGGTTGCTTACTGTGTGGGTGTCGTTTACTGAGGGGGAATCAGGGAAGTTGATAGCCATCAGTTAGCCTCCAACGCTTCAATACGGGCAGTTAGTTCTTGAATAGTGGTGCTCTGTCGTTGAACCACGCTGATCAGATGAGGCACCAACCGGTCATACTGAACACCCTCAGGTTCCGTCAAACACGACAACACATGCTCAACATGATCGTCGTCATCGGGTTCACATTGACAATCGGTAGACGGCCCGTAATGAACCAGCCGTGGATCAACCTCTGCCACTTCCTCTGCGATCAAACCGTAGTAAGACCACTCGTCCGGATCATCGGGTGACAACGACCTGTACCAGACGGGACGCAACCGAAACACCACATCGGCGTAATCATCCTCCAACGTCTCAATATCAGTTTTGTATTTCGCTGATGACGTAGAGCGATACATCGTGTTGTTGCCAGCAATGTAAACATTGGCCGCTGAACCTGTCGTGATGTTGTTGATTGAGGCAGATCGAACAATGGTTGATGCCACACGGAAACCTTCTGAACCGGAATCATTTACGCAACGCAAATTTGAAATCCCGGAACCGGAAACAATATGCAACATGTGATCCGGTGACGTTGTGCCGATACCGACATTGCCAGACGAGCCAATACGCATTTTCTCTGCGCCGTCGCTCTTGAATATGATGTTTGTGCCAGCCTGCTCATTGTTGTAGTCAGCGTCAATAATCAGCGACCCAACACCTGAACTTGCGCTGATGCGAGATTCTGCGTTTGTGTCCGTGTCGGTAAAAATCAGATAAGGGGCTGCGTTACTGATGTGTATGTCCCCAGCCACATCCAGTTTGTACGCAGGTGTCGTTGTACCGATACCGACATTGCCAGTAGCGGTAATACGCACTCGCTCTTGTCCAGCCGCAGTAAGAAATTGAATATAGTCATTGGATGTTCCGCCGTCCAAGTTAGACGAAAGTTGAATCGGCCCCTGTGATCTTAGAAATAAACTGTCTAACTGACTTCCGCTCTGGTCAACGTAAAACCCATCGCCAGTTGAGTACAGTTGCCCAGAACCAGTATTAGATATTTCCAGTTGTGCGGCAGGTGTCGTTGTACCGATACCGACATTGCCAGACGAAGCAATAACCATTTCGTCAGAACCAGAAGTGCGAAATGCCAACAAATCTGTCGAATGATCGTAAGACAAACCGCCAACAGAGTTGCTATCGGGATCAACAAACCGTAAATACCCGTTTCCGGTGTTTGTGGTGTTGATGGCGATACCTGCCGTATCTGAGTCTTCAATAATCAATCGTGCCGCTGGATTTTGGTTAGTTACGCCAGAACTACCAGCAAGTACGTGCAAATTCCCAGCAGGACTGGTTGTACCGATACCGACCTTGCCAAGTTCGTCAATAATCATCCGCTCCGAACCGGCAGTATCAAAACGAATCTTATCCTCATCCGAAGACTCCTCAACCTGAATCTTCGTATCCTCATCCAAATCCGTAATAAAAGGAGACGCAGGCGGCGAAGCACCAACCTCAATCCAAAACGAATCATAATACACAAACGTCTTACCCGTATCAGACTCATACCAAATCTGACCAACAGACGGAGAACCCGGAGCAGTATCAGACACCGTAGCATACGCAGTAATATCAACCCACGAAATAGTGCCAGCACCATTAGTCTGCAACACCTGAGAAGTAGACCCATCAGAAGTTGGAAGAGTAAACTGGTCCGTAACAGCCAAAGACGTGGCAGTAAAAGCATCATCCGTCTTCAGAGTGTCAGCAGAATCACGATACAAAGTCGTGTCACCAGTGGCAGAACCAGAACCCCAAGTAATCTTACCGCCCGCATCAATATTTATACGGTTCTGTGAATCACCATCCACATTTGCGGCGATAGCCTGCGACGATGCAGACCCCAACTCGTCTAAAGTTATAGGAGTTTTAAACTTCTTTGCCACGGCCTCAACCGATCCTTAAACAGAAAGTGCCCTCAAGCACAATACTAGTACTACACTTAGTATACACAAAGAGGTGGGGCCAGTCATTCAACCAACCCCACCCCTCGTCGGGTATTTCCTCGCCTGCACGGCGTAACTACCGTCCCCACTGTAACCATGGACTCGGTAGCGCCACGGATGTTTACCGTGACATCTTATCAGCCAATGACCACGATGCGATATGCCTCGTCTGCAGGGGCTGAAGCAAACCCTAGCGTAACATTGTTAGCATCATCACGAGTAACATCGCAAACGACTGTTTCTCCTGAAGAAACTTCGTAAACTTCGACAACAACAAAAAGTGTTCCCAGACCGTGAGTCATCTGAATGCTAGTATCCGTGCCACTCTGGGGAACCAAAGCAGAATAGCGAGTCATGAAACCTAGATTAGTTTTTGCGCCAGCAGCAGTCGATGCGCCGGTACCACCATGGAGTACAGCAACATCTGTCGCCTCCCACGTACCTGTGGTAATAGTGCCCAAACCAGTAATGTTAGTCTGTGACGCAGTAAGAACAGAACCAGTCAAATCACCAGTCACATCACCGGTCACATTGCCAGTCAAGTTACCCGTCACATCGCCAGTCAAATCACCAGTGACATTACCTGTCACATTTCCGGTAAGATCACCAGTAACATCCCCAGTAACATTTCCGGTCAAATCTCCCGTAACATCGCCTGTGACATTGCCAGTAACATTACCAGTCAAATCGCCCGTAACGTCACCAGTCACATTACCCGTAACGCTACCCTCAAGAGAAGCAACAAGCGTAGCAACAGTGTAATTAGTGCCAGCAACATTTACTGTAGTCGTCGGAGCGTCTTCCAAGTCATGGAACAGTCGGAACTTTCCGTCAGTAGAATCACGGAACATACCAGCAAACGATGCTGTGCCGTCATTATACGTTCCATAGAAACCGATGTCAACGCTATTAGCAGTGTTACCACTCGCAAGAATAATTAGCGGGTCTTCTACAGACAGCGTAGAAGTGCTAACAGTTGTCGTATCACCGTTAACAGTTAAGTCACCGCTAACAATAAGATGATCATCAATCGTGACTGTACCACCAGCAGAATCAATGACAAGGTTTCCGCTAGAAGTATCAATTTCGTCAGAAGATGTCACACCGACCTGAATGTTACCTGCAGTCAAGTTGCCAGTAACGTTACCAGTCACATTACCCGTCAAGTCACCAGTAACATTTCCGGTGACATTTCCAGTAAGGTCACCAGTCACATCGCCGGTCACGTTACCAGTCACATTGCCAGTAAGATTACCTGTAACATCCCCGGTCAAATCTCCTGTAACGTCACCCGTAACATTACCAGTCACGTTGCCTGTGAGATTACCTGTCACGTTACCTGTGACATCACCAGTCAAATCTGCAGTGACAGTATTGAACGTAACATCAGCAGAAATTGCTACATCCTGACCAATAGTGACAGTCACAGAATCAGAAGAATCATTCGCTACCGTCGATACACCAGTTCCACCAAGGATGCTAAGAGTACCACCATTCAGGGCCACACTAGCAGCAGTAGACAAATCGTCAGTAAAAGAAAGGTTTGTAGAAATAGAAGCAGTGCTTGCTGCAGTCAAACGACCGTAAGCGTCAACCGTGAACGTCGGAATCTCGGTAGCCGAACCATACGACTGCGCCGTAACACCACTAGTAGCCAACCCAATGTTGACTGACCCCGAAGTACCTCCGCCAGTAATAGGAGCAGATACAGTAATAGCAGAAATATCACCTTCATGCAGGTTAACCCAGCCTGAGCCGTCATAAATCTTTAATGCATTATCAACAGTGTCAAAATATACCTGACCGTCAGCAGGATCAGAAGGAGCGGTACCAAGATTCTGAATCTTAGCGTTCTGCAACTCATTCTTATTTAGATCAATATTAGTTAAGAATTTCTGAGCCATGGCCTCTCCAAAATTAGGTTAAATACGCTTTACCCGTAAACGCTGCCTCAAACGAAACAGTCACGCTGCTTGTACTATTATATGATACCGTACCTACAACCACTGTCCCCGCAGAATCGACAACAGTTACAGACGGATAACCGTCCAAAGTGTGGGTAATTTCCCAAGAACTAGAAGCAGAAGGTTGATTATAAGTGAACCTTTTAGGAATCAAAGGTAAAGGATCGCTCCCCCACGAAAGTTCCCCCTTAGGCCCCCACAACTTCCCAGAAGCAGTATCAATATAGAAATCGCCAGCAGTTCCTAACGCATCAGACGGGGCACTAGCAGCATAATATAAATTAGACGCCGCACCAGCATCATTAACAAAAGTAGACGCCACCACTGTAACAGAATTAGCGTTCGACTCCGAAACAGACACAGCATTAATAATGTCGTTAACTGTAACTCCAGTAGATTGCTGCTCTACGCTGACTGTGTATGTTGACATCGCTACCCTACGCTAAATAAGCCCCTAATTACCTTCACGACCGCCAGTTTTGACCCAATACTGAACAACTCCAAGTCATAAACATGGTCACCAGTATCTAAACCAACAGTATCATCCGAAGATAAACTTAACTCTATTTTACTATTTTCAAGGTCATGAGTGATCCTACTATTTGACGTGGACAACTCAACAACAACGGAATCTGCAGAAATACTGCGCCTAACCTGCATACGGGAGCCCCAATACTGTAAACTTGCATATTCGTTGTCAGGATTAACTAAAGTTATAGAAGCAGAAAATGGCTCACCCCGTGTACACGAAAAATCATGAAATCCAGCGGTCATTCGATAATTCCCCCAGCAATAAAATCGTCAGCAGCCATAATCATGCCACGGGCAACCCAATCAGGAAGATTGTCGGAAGTAACCACCATAAGATTGGCGGTACCATCCTCACCTATAACTTCGCCAGCAAAAATGAAGTTACCTAAAATACCGCCTTCACCACGAGCCTCAAAAACAGAATCAACCAACTCGTTAATAATGTTTTCAGCCGTGCCCTTATTGGAAGCGTCAACAGCATCAGCAATCATGCCAATCAAGTCGTCGTCAGAGTCGTCATCCCCACGCTCACTAAACGGTACAAAATCTTCTGACATAACTACCTCCTGCTATTCTTCGGGTTTAAGACTTAAAATCTCTTTATGTAACTCGGCGTTTCTTCTTTCCAAAGCAGAAATTTCTTCCTGTAAATGGTGCGTAATATATCTCAACCGATTATTTTCTTTAC